CCTGGATCAGTTGGACAATTCTTTTCTAAAAATAAATTTAGCCTTTCTTCTATATTCATATTTTCATTTTTCTTAGTTGAAACATATATTGGAGTCTTACCCTGGCCACTACTATCTTTACCACCCCTACCTGCATCATTTTGTGCAGCTCTTTTTCTACGAGTTGCAGATTCTTTTTCTTTTTTACTCATTCCGGCTGCTTTTGCTGCAGGAACACATTTTGCATAACCTCTTTTTTCTCCCGAAGTTCCACATGGTGGGTGTTTGCCATCAACTTTTTTGCCGATGTTTACCCACTTTTCTTTAAACCAATTATCTAAATCTTCGTTCAATATATTTTTTAATTGTATCATATCACCCTATAAATATATAATTATCCTAATAACCAATGTAAATTTTCTACTCCCTTTTTACCCATGTCCATTTCATACGGATTTTGTTTAAGATGTCCTGTTGAAACAAAGCCAGTATATTGGCTTACCTGTGTTGAGTTTAACATTGTTTTTGTTAAATCAATTCCTTCTTGTTTCAAACGAAGTGCTGTATTTCTTACCCAAAGTCCAATTGCCAATGCCATTGTTAAGTCATCATTATATCCCTTCATTGCTTCGGCTCTGCCACCACTCCAAATAAATGTAAATAATTCATCTATAAGTCTTTGAGAACGAATTAAAATATCTTTACCATTTATGTATGTGTCTAATGTAGAAATTATAAGTGGCCTTGTTTTTATCGTTGTTCCAAATCCTGCAACCAATTTCTTTTCGTCTCTATAAAACTTATTAGACATTTGTTTTTCAACATCAATATATTTTAGGTCATTACTCATATAGAATAAATTACCATATCCTCTATCAATCACCTGTTGGATAGTTGCCCATCCTACATTTGAGTTTTCTATAATTAATAGTGCATTATTCCATTCTGTGGATACTGCTACTAAAAAGTTTCCAAAATCTTTCGTTTCAATTTTACCTCTATATTCTGCAACTTGTGAACTATCTTCAATATCAATTATTTGGAATGTAGAATAATCCGAACCATCACCTCTAGCGACATCGGCAACTACCATATATGCTCTATTGTAATTAGGATGTTCCCATTTCCAATAGTTTCCGTCAAACCCACTTTTTTCAATCGGGTCCATTACATATGTATCTTTATACCAAGTCAGTAATGCTGGGTCAATTACGGTATCACCTGAACCAACAAAGTCACAGTCGCATTCCTGTGCAGCACCTTTTACTCCTAATATACGAGTTTGCTCATCTCTCCATGATTGATTTCTTTCAGGATGAACAGTCCAATGTAAATTTATATTATTAAATCCGTTTGCACCACTCTCACCATCAACCCACATTTTATGAAACCAGTTACCAACACCATTCGGAGTAGATAATACAATTGCAGAACCACCCGTTGATAATGTAGATTGTGCAGATAACCAAATCTCATCAATATCTCTAATGAATGCAGCTTCATCCACAACTAACAATGATAAGGCTTCCGAACGACCTGCGTCTGGAGAACTTGCGATTGCTTTTACTTGTGAACCATTTTTTAATTTAAGGGAAAGTTTATTATCTTCTACTGAGCTATTACCACCATCTCTTAACCATACAGGAAGTAAGTCGTGCATTACTCTTACCTTTTCAACTAAGTTTTTTGCTACTGTTACTTTTGTTGCAATAACCAATGCGTTAAAGTCTTGGTTAAATAACATTTTCCAAAGAATAAATCCTGCAGAAAGAGTTGATAAACCCAACTGACGAGATTTAAGAATGATATTTAATCTATTTTCTTTAAAATCCGTTAAACACTCCTCCTGGAAAGGATAAAGGTGAAAGGGTATTTTTCCTCTCACCGGATGCTGAATGACACAATACTTCTTCATAAAGTAAATGGGGTCTAATGCACATTTACGATATTCTTCAGCTATTATTTCTTTTAATGACTTCTTAGGTTGCCCTTGAACTCCCATTATTTTTTGAATTTAATCTTCCAGTATACACCACCACCAATGTAAGGTGACAATGCTCCACTTGTACCATCGGTTGTTCTATTTGCTGCACCAATACCTAAATGGAATATCTTATCTTGCTTTGTATTAATTAAAACACCCAATCCTAAATGAGATACAACATCCGCTTTATTGAATCCACCTTCCAAACCATAAAATACTTTGGTCTTTGGTAATTCTTTTACAATTGTTGTTTCTTTAATAGTTCTTTGTTTAACACTTGCGTTAAAAGTTCTACCAAATATTTTGTTTTGAGTAATAGTATCAATTAAAGATACAATTCCTAAACTATCTGGTAAATTTAATGTATCTTTGTAAATGTTCTTTGCAAAGAAATCTTTTAATAATGCTGCGGTATCAACGATTGTAGGAATAATTACTTCCTTCTCTACAATTGTTTCATGGTAAATATCTTCACCTTTTTTAGTTACTACTTTTGTTTTAACTATTTCAAATGTATCAATCTCATGTTTAATAAGTTCATACTTTTTACCATCAACTTTTACAATTTCACCTGTCGTTTTTTTGTTTCCACCACATTGTTGGAAAACTACTACTACAATTAATAATGCTATTGCAATGTTTTTTAAATTTAATAATTTTTTCATATTTTTTATTTTTTAATTAATTCTGGATGATTTAATTCAACCAATTTTTCTTCTAATAATCGTTTTCTTTCTATTAATAATTCAATGGCTTCAAATGCTCCATCAATGTCTTTTTTCAAATCTTCTTTTACTTTTTCAATATCTACTTGCCATTCCCACTTTTCAACTTTACCATCTTCGGTAATTATTTCCATTTGTTGTTTTATACCATCTAAGGCTTCAACCATTTTGTCTTTATAATCCCTTATATACGCAAGTTTATTATTTGTTATTTTATAATCTTCATAAAAAGGAAATGTTCCATCTGCTCTCAAATTCATTTCAAATTTGGCTAAACAAGTTGCACACATTCCAGTTTTACTAATTAACTTTTTATCTGCCCAACTATATGGAACCGTTTTACAATCTTCCTTAGAACAATGACTTAATTTATGTAAGAAATCTCTAACACTATCCATTTCAGTAACGACTGTCTTAAATCCCTTCTCTTGTCTCCATTCTTTACCATCACTATCCGTCCATGTTTCACCAACTTTTCTCTTTTGTTCGGTTTCTTTTTCATAACCAAAAACCTTTTGAGTGTTGTCCTCTCTACCAAATACCGTATCTATAATTAATTTACGGGTTTTGTGCATTCCTTTTGACTTTTCATCAAAACTTTTTCTTTTTGCCATACTAATGTTCCTTTTTGTAACTGTTTATTATTATAATATATATGAAATTAAGAGTAAAAAATGCCAAGTATTTGATTTAATGGTGCAAATGTACCTGTGAGTTTATATGTTTTACCATTATAAACAAATACTAATCCCTCATTTGCTACTATCTTTTCAATACCACCCAATTGATTTAATCTTTCTAATTCTGATTTTAATTTTTGTATTTGTGCAGGATTGCCACCATTTCTAACCTGTGATGCAACCGATACAAATTTTTGTTTTATTGCTCTAATTGCTTTCTCAGGGTGAACTGTTAATACACTACCAACAAATTCCAATACATCAGCTCCAACACCTAAAAATATTTCTTCAAATGGTTTAATATTATCTTTTTGTTGTTTTACAACATTTACTTTATCATGGTCAATTGCCCATTTTTGCAATTGTAAACTTGATATTGTATTTAATCTAAATCCTTTATCACCAAATGCCCATCTTCTAATTAATGCTTCTTTTGTAAGTTTATCAACCTTAATAGGTGCGTTTGATGTAATCCACCAATCCCACCAACTTTGATGATAGTCTGCAACATTATCCGAATCTTTTAATCCAAATTCTGATTGTAGTTTTTTAAGTTTTGATAAATACTTACCTTGCTTTGAACTCAAATCATCTGATTTTGGTATTGATGTTATTGGAGGGCCTTGTATTGTATATTTAGATTGAACGTCTGCGTTGACTTGCTTAATCATTCCTGCCAAAGTCCCCGCTGCTCCACCATCCGCCCCAATTGCCACACCCTTTTCATCATAACAAGTTGTATTATGAAAAACTAAAAGTGCTTGGCCATAAGGAATCACATTAACCGATTTTGGCCATATAACTTCTAAATTCATAAAACATTTACCTTCGTTGAATATCTTTTTTCTTTGTGCTTCTGATAACCCACTAATTGCTGCAGATAAATCTTTCATTGCAAAATTGTATGCGTCGGTTAGACCACCTCTACCACCAAACTTTGATGCAACATCCTCTATACCCATTGCGTTTGCTCCTGCGTTTGCTAAATTACCTTTATTTCTAGCTGCTATCAATCTACCATTTTTCCAACTTATTGCCAATGCTTGTCCGTCAGTTTTTTCTCTAACTACACCCAAATCACCATTAAGTGCTTTTGAAATAATATCTTTTAAATCACCAAATGTTAAATCCATATCATCAAATGGATGACTCATATGTCCGTAGGCTCCACCTTCTAATAGTAATGATTCATTCAAATCTGGTTTAAGATTTAATTCTTTTTCCATTTGAGTTATTTCATCATATCCCATATTACGAAGAGCTTTTGCCACTGCGGTAGGATTGTTTTTATTAGGATTACCAAAAAGATATGCATTGATTCTTTTTCTGAATGTTGAATCTCTATATAGTTTTATCATATTCATAAAATGGACATCCGTAGATTTCATTTCGTCCATTTCATCTTTTTTAAATATGTTTTGTCCTTTATCACCCAATCTAAATGTTGTTGCCTTTTTTCCATTTATTGTTGGCATTCCGTGGTCATCTTTACCAAAATCTTTAACAACAACTTTTTTGTTCTTAAATTTTCCCATTAAGACCGTATCACCTTTATCTACATCTATATTAATATCTTCGTTATAGATTTGTTTATTTATCTTTCCATAATTTCTCATTAAGATTCCTGCAACCGCATGTGCTTGGTTTTCAATTGGAGAACCCGTTGCACCATCTTTAACTTCATCTTTAACTAAACCCAATTCATCT